ATTTCCTCCGACATGATGGTCAGCCGGAGGATCGCCAGATACTGCTCGTCCTGATGCTCCTGCATTTTCCCGAGCTTTTTGTCGATCTCGGCGAGATGGTCGCCCTGGGAGTCTACCTGTGTTTTCTTCTTCTGCGCTGTGCCGACGATGGCCTGAATGACCGTCGTCAGCGCGGACGAGCCGAGGACGGCGCAGATGATCGTGATGGTTCCAGCATCCATGTTTTTACCTCTTTTCTGTCTTCGCCTGCCACGTGATATCCCTGCCGCAGACGCCGGTCAGGCGGTCGCGGAGGTAGTTCAGCGCCGTCCCGACGCGGTTGAGGTCAACGGCGTTGTATGCGCCCTTCATCCCCGCCAGCCACTCCGCCAGCTCCGCCGCCGTCATGCCCGCGTAGCCCTTCACGGCCAACTCGTGCACGCGTGCGACGTCCGCTGCAGTTCGGTCGGTGATGAGGGTGTCAATAATCATACTCATAGAAGCTCCTTAACGCTCGTCGGCTTGTTTATCAGAATGACCTTAAAGATCATATCTACATGATTAGAAACACCATGCCGCCGCGATACCGTCCACCTCGGACGCGACGCTCCAGTCCGCCTCACCGTTCCATCCCGTTCTGTCAAAGCAGCTGGTGTTGTTGAGTCTCGGCGAGCGCAAATACCATGCACGGTTTTTCTTCCGGTTGGCCGCCGTCTTGTAATACTCGTACTGCGTGCCCTCGCCCGCATAGGAGTATGTCCGCGTGCCCTGGACCTCGATCTCCGACAGCAGGAACAGCGTGTCCTCCGTCGTGTCGATGGCCGAGCTCGCGCCGCCTGCCGTGGTCTTCTTTGTCACGGCCTTTAACGCGGCCACGACCTCCGCCGGCATCACCTTCTTCAGCGCCGGGAACGCATTGGACGTCCGCACCAGGCAGTTCTTCCAGCCGCAGCTGTTATCCTCTGCGCCGTTCATCTTATACTGCGTCGCGTAGGTCGTGTGCATCTGGAATGTCAGCGGAGCCTTGCCCGAGCCGTCGGCATAATCGTCGTGGTTCTTGCCGATGATGTCGATCGCGTAGGTCTTGTTGTTGATCGTCATGTTGCAGCTGTCGCCGACGTTCCATGTGTTGGGAACTTGTTTCTCTTGACAGGCCTTAATAATTGCAGCCCAGCTGTTATTTCCGAACACGGGGTCGATCATGGCCAAATCGACATTAGCTGTCCCAACCACAACATCTGCCGTCTTTGTTGTGCTTGCTGTCGCTGCTGTTACCGTCCATGTTCCAACCTCATCGACTATCAACGTGCAGTTTCCACTCGCATCTGCCGTCCCGGAAGCCGTCTTGCTCCCCTTCGTGGCCGTGACGGTCGCACCCGCGCTGGTCGTGACGACGATCTGCAAGTCGGGCGCGCCCTCGATGGCCTGCACCGCGCTCACGAACCCGTCCGGGAACGCAAGCTGTGCGGACGTGCCGCCCTTCGTGCGGATGGCGTCCGCAACCGCCGTCAGGTCGGCGTTCAGCTGCGCGGAATCTACTGCTTTATCCAATGCCATCAGTAGTTTCCTCCTGTCCATTCTGGCAGCGCGGCAAGCACGTCCTGCACCAGCGCGGCCTTATCCGCCGCCGTAAAGTAATCCGTCCCCTTGACGGGCGTTGCGCCCGCAGGCCCCTGCGCGCCGGGATCGCCCTTGTCGCCCTTGTCGCCCTTCTCTCCGCGCGATGGCTTCCCGGTGTCGGTATCTCCCAGATACCAGTTGCCGTTCGTGCCGATCGTCGGCGTGACGCCGTCTGCGCCCTTTGCGCCGGTCTCTCCTGGGTTGCCCTTTTCGCCCGGATTGCCCTGCGGGCCTTTGATGTTGACGCTGTCCGGGTTCGTTTTCCCGCCGTCGTTCGTCCAGCTGAGCGTCCCGTCCGCAGCGACCGACGGCGTGAATGTCGTTCCGGCCGCGCCGGTCCCGCCCGTCTCGCCTTGCTCTCCCTGCGGTCCCTTGTCGCCCTTATCGCCTTTCTCGCCGCGCGACGGCTTCCCGGTGTCGTTCTCGCCCAGATACCAGTTGCCATTTGTGCCGATCGTCGGCGTCACGCCATTTGCGCCTGGCGCGCCGTTGTCTCCGGCCGGACCCGTTGGCCCCTGAGGCCCCGTCTCACCCTGCGGACCCGTAGGTCCTTGCGGTCCAGTCTCGCCCGGTTCGCCCTTCGGCCCCTGTTCGCCCGGATCTCCCTTGTCGCCCTTTGCGCCCTGCAGCGGTCCGTTGTTGACCCACGCATTCGTCACGCCGTCGTAGATGTAAATGTCATAAGGTGCAGCCGCGCCCACGCCGTAGGCGTCTCCTACCTCCGGATTCTTGACCGACGCCTGCAGCGCGGAGACCGAGCCGTAATATCCCTTGACCACAAATCCGGAGCCAGTGTCTCCCTTCTGCCCCTGCGGACCTGCCGGGCCAGTCTGGCCGGTCTCACCCTGCGGGCCGGTCTGGCCCGGGTCTCCCTTCGGGCCGGTCGCGCCGGTCGCGCCTGTTTCGCCCTTTTCGCCGGGGTCACCCTTGGGGCCGGTCTCGCCCTGCGGTCCCCGCTCGCCGGTCTCGCCCTTCGGGCCGGTTGCGCCGGTTTCCCCCTTGTCTCCTTTGTCGCCCTTCTCACCCTTGACGGTCTCGACGTTGAAGTCAAATGTCTTCCCGTCCGAAAGTGCGATCGTGTACGTCGCCGTCGTCCCGCTCTGCGATTTCTTCGTGATCGACGTGATGCTCGCGCCTGCCGCGCCGGTCTCGCCCTGTGCGCCGGCAGGTCCGGTCTGCCCCTGCGGCCCCGCCGGTCCCGTCTCGCCCTTCGGCCCCTGCGGGCCCATGACCGAGCCAAGATCGATCGTGCTGCCGTCTGTCAGCGTGAAAATCAGCTTCCCCGCGTCCGTAACCTCCACGGCCTTTACCCCGCGGGAGATCAGCCCTCCGATCGTCACCATGATCTGATTCGGAATCTCTACCCTCATACCTGCTCCTTACTCCACGAATGCCCGGTTCCCGCTTGCCAGCGTCGTCTTGTCCCCGTGCGTGTACCGGATATCGTAGGTGTACTTTCCCTTCGTGAATTTTGCCGTGACCGTCGCGTCGAAGTTCAGCGTGACCTGGTCATTCTCCACCTTCGCAAAGCTGAACGTGTGGACGGTCTGCCGCGTATCGTCCAGAAACACGACCGCCATGCTGTCCGTCGTCCCGATCGTGACGGCCTCGCCGTCCTGGTCCTTCAGGTCGAACCGCAGCACGATCGAGAACGTGTCCCCTTCGTACCACCGCAGCACCCCTTTGTCGATCCTCGGGCTCGGATAAGCCCCCGGAATTGGCGTCGCCATACCGCATCCCTCCTTTTCATCCAGTGTAGCAGACCCAGCCGCCGGATTCACCCCACGCACGCAGCACTTTCCGCTTGCCATTCCCTCCCGCCGGTGCTATACTGGTCCCATCAAATACAAGGAGGCTTCCCCATGCTCGACGAAAAAGATATTGAGAAAATCCAATCCATGATCGACCAGGCCAAAGACGACATGCTCAAGCAGTCCGCAGCCAACACCCGCGTCATCATCGAGAGCAGCGTCATGAAGAAGCTGGACCTCCTGATTGAAGGGCAGCAGGCGCTCCTTGATACGCTCGCGCCGAAGAGCCGCGTCGAAGAGCTCGAAGAAGAGGTCTCCTTCCTGAAATCTATCGTCCGTCTGCACAGCCAGCGCCTCGCGGAGCTGGAAAAAGCGCAGTAATTCCAAAAACCGAAGGCCGGGGCATTCGCCCCGGCCTTCTTGCGTTACTTGCTGTCTTTCAGCCACTTGTCAATATCCTTGGACTTATCCACCCGGTTGAACCCCAGTGCCACATAGGCCGCCAGCAGCTTCTCCTTGAGCTTCTTCCGCTCCTCAGACGAGGCCGCAATGTACTTCGGCTTGTATTCCGTCGTGATCGCGTTGCCGATATCGCCCTTCTCGGTTCCGTGGTCAAAGTATTCCTTTGCCGCCGCTTTCAGATCCCCGCCATCTTCGATAGTTTGCAGGATCTTGCCGTACTTCGTATAGTCCTTCCCGCCGGTCCACTCCTTGTAGAGCCAGTACGCCTTGTTCTCATCCTCGGCGTAGTCGTTCGCAAGGATCTTCTGGATTGCCTTCTCCTGCGTCACGGTCCCGGCGGCGACGGCATCCTTGAGATCCTGCTTCTGCCTCGCGTCCTGCGCGTCCTGGATCTTCTCGTTCATGTAGTCGATCCGCTCCTGCGTGCTCATCGGTTCCATCTCCGCCTTCTGCGCATCCCCGGCAAGGACCTGGTAATAATACTCTGCCTTCGCCTCGTCGCTGATATCATAAGCCTTCAGCAGCATCATCTTGTCATAGTTCTTCTCCAGCTTCCGCGCCGCCTGGATGAACGCATAGGTCTCCCGCTGGTCCTCGCCTCCCTCGGTCATGCCCTGATAAGCGGCAGTCTCCTTCGCGGACAGCGACTTGAACCCGCTCTCCACCCAGCTCTGCGCCTCTTCCGTCGCCGTCTTGCCGAACAGCAGCGCCTGCGCCCAGCTCTTCGCCCGGTCAGCTGCGTTGTCGTTATACAAAGGATACTGCAGAATGTCGCGGCCCTCGTTGTCTACCGTGTAGCTGCCGCCGCGAGCCGCCGCCGTCGCGCCCTGATATGCCTTGCGGATCTGCCCGCCGCCGAACGGCGTCGCCAGATACAGGCCCGGTTTGATAAGCTCGTCTGTGATCGTCTTTGCCTTCTTTGCTGGGGCCATGTCCTCGTTGCTTGACCAGATTGCTTTTCTGATTTTCGCGAAGCTTGGGATCGCGGAATCGATAGCGATTCGTCCGCTATCAATGTCAACACCCCATTTCTCATCCAGCCCCAGCACGTTGACCACCTGCATTCCCGGCAGCTCTGACAAAATCGCTCCTTCAAGGTTTGTAATCGCCTGTTCCGTGCCCGGCTTCTCCTTCGTGAAGTCCCATTTCCCGGATACCGCCGCCTGCACCGTGTTCGGCAGCTGATACCCCGTGAAATCTCCGACCGTATCATTGATGATATCCAGCGGATCCAGCGCCGCGCGCCTGCCCACAATGCTCTCGTAGAACTCATTGTAGATCCACGCGCCGATGAGGAATTTGAACATCGCCTTCGCCAGCGCCGCCACGCCCTTCTTCCGCTCCTCCTGCGCCATATCCTTGAAGATCCAGCTGAGCTCATTGTTGACCTCCAGCTGAAACTGCGTGAACAGCTTCACCAGCGGGTTCCGCGCAGAGTACAGTGTCGGCATCGAGCCCTTGCTCCTGTCTGCCATGATGCCGGACGCAAACTGATCCGCCTCCTGCATCGCGCTCGTCTCGCTCATGCCCCGCCGCAGATTCTGGTAATACCGCGCACGGACCACGCTTCCGGTCGTAAACGTGTCGATGGCTTCCATCAGCCAGCCTGCACTGGCGGAGACTTTATCCATCGTGCTCATGGCCAGCCGCCCGTAGCCGCTGCGGTTGTTGATGAACGCCGACGCAGCGTCCAGCCCGTCCGCCGTCTTGTAGTTTTTCAGCGTATCCCACATGCCGCGCAGCACATCCGTTGTCGATACCTGGCTCCACGCCTGCGTGATCGGAATGAAGTTTGTGAGCGCCGAGCCCACGTTGGCCGCGACCATGTTCGCGCCCACGCGGGAATAGAACTTTTTCAGGACGTTGTACACTTTTCGGTTGAAAAACCTCTCCATGCCCCGGTCGAGCCGCGACTTCTTTCCCGCCAGCAGGTTTGTGTATTCGTCCAGCTCATCCACAAAGTTCGAAAGCCCATACCGTCCCTCCTTCGTCAGGTTCGTCACCTGCTCGTTGGCCTCGTCCGGGTTGAGGAACGGGTTCATCATGATCGCGTCGATCCGCTGTTTCAGGCCCTCGTCCGATGCCCGATATCGGATCTGCGTCGCCAGCGCCCGCAGCCGCTGAATGTCCGCCGTGTGGAAGATCACGTCCGTCGCGACCTCGATATACCGGTCAAAGCCCTGCAGCGCGTCATACGCCGTCGCGTAGCCAAGTCGGTTCTGGATGTTCGCCATGTACCGGATGCCGGGTTTGAAGTTTGCCGTGAGGCCGTTGATCGTCGCAGGCAGCGGCGACACATCGCCCTCGATCCCGGCCGCCCTTGCGAACTTCTGCAGAATGCTGCCGCCTTCCTCGTTCTCCTGGAAGTGTGGGAAATATCCCTGCAGATAATTGACCGGCTCATAGCCATTCTCAATGCGCACCCGGTTCATATCCTGGAACAGCTTGTCGTAGACCTCATGGAAAACCTTCACGGCTGCCCGCACCTTGCCGAGATCCAGATTCGGGTTTTGCTTCTCGAATTCCTGAATGGCCGCGTTCCACTCGTCAAACGTCATCCCCCCGCGCCTTTCGACACGCGGGTGCTGTTTGAGATAGTCCCGGTTGAATTCCGCCTCGCCCAGCCACTGCACCGCATAGCTCTCGGATACCAGATTCCCCTTCCGTACCTGCCGGTCGAGTCCCAGCTCCCGGATCCTGTCCTGCTGCTCGACCAGATAATTCTTGCGCTTGCTCTCGTTTTCGTGTACGGGCCAGAAATACTTGTTGATAAACGCATTGGCCTTTTCGTCAGAGACCTTGCCCTTCCGCGCGATATCCCGGATGTTCCGCTCCATCGTCTCGCGCTGGTACTGGATCCCCATAGCCTTGTCGGCCCACTTGACGGCCTCGGCTTCCGTCAGCGCCTGCTCGGCAAAGTCCCGCAGTCCTTGCTTGCGCTGCGCGTTCCATGCCTTGAGCTTCAGCGCCAGCATATCATAGTCAGCCTTTGCCTCGTAGACCTTCAGGATCTGCTGCCCGTTTTCCAGCCCTGCCACATAATCCGGGCTTGTCTCCCCGCGCAGCAGCCGGTTCACGATCTTCTGGTCGGCTTCCGTCAGCAGCGTCTTGCTCTGCGCTTTCTCGACCACTCGCCTTGCATCCTTCAGCTGCGCCCACATCTGCTTCGTTTCTTCCGCTGTCTGCGGAATAGCAAGCTTTTCTTTGGCCTTGTTCTGCGCGTCCAGATACCGCTGCGCCACGCGCAGCCCGCTCGTCAGCCGGTCAATGGATTCCGTGAAATTTGCCTGCTGCCACTTCTTGAAGCTCGCCGCCTGCTGCCCGTAGTATTCATCCAGCGTCTTCTGCACCTTCTGAATGCCGCGCGCCACATCGTAGATCTGCATCAGCTGGTCGCTCGGCGCGGTAATGTCTGCCGGGAACAGCTCCGGCGCCATCTCCTGCAGCTGCTGATACGCCACGTCCACCGGCAAGCCGTCCTTGCTGATCGTCAGCGTTCCCATTGCCGCCTTCCGGAACAGATTGTAGTCCGCGATATCCTGCCGGTCTGTCTCGGAGATTGAGATCTTCTGATCCTGGATGAACTTCTTGAGGTCGCCGTATTGCTCGATGTACTGCGTGTCTTCTTCAATGCCCGCCTGGTAGGCCGTTTCAAAGAGATCATTCAGCTTCGCCCGGTCGAGCTGCCCGTCCGTAAAGAACGTCCGCAGCGCTTCTTCTGCCATCGGCCGCAGAACCTCCCGCTTCGCCTGCCCCGGCACGCTCAGATTTTCCGCCAGCTCGTTCACCAGTCCGGACTCCAGCCGCCGCACATACTGCGCCGCCTTCTCCCCCATCAGATCCCGATACCGCCCGTCCTGCGAAGAATACCGGATATCCGGGTTCGTTAGGCTGAAACTTCCGTTGTTTGCAACCGCGGACTTCACCTGCGCAGAATCAAACACAGCCCATGCCTTCACGCCGTTCTCAACCGCCTGAACCCCGTCGTATCCATGCCGTTTCAGCATCTCTACCATCCCCGGCGTATTGATCACCTGCCACATGAGCTCCGGCTTCCCCGCCTGTTCCCATACGGCTTGCAGTTCGCTAGGTCTGATCTGTAGCCGCTTCGCAAGATCCACATAATTCCCGCTGTATCCGCCGTCAGTGTTTCCAATATCCGCCGGATTCTCCACGCGAATATATGCCGGGATAATACGATCGACGTTCCCTGCGTAGATCGATGCCTCCGGCAGAATTCGCTCAACGCTGCGCGTCGCAGTGGAGTATTCTTCCGCGTACTTGATGTTTGCAGTCAGCCAGATTGGTTTCCCGCCTACATCAAACTTTGTAAATTTCGCTCCGGCACCGTGGAACACCAGCAGTGGCTCGCCTGTCGTGTTCGTTGCCTTGCTGTCTGCGAACCAATCCCGGAACGCTGCCGTCTGCGTCTTCTCCCGCTCATCAATCAGTTTCTGCATGAGCCTCGGATTCCGCAGGAAAACGGCGTCCTTAAACACACCGCGCCCGCTCCCATCGTCCAGCATCGCAGAGACGGTCTCAAGGTTCTGTTTATCCCGCTCCGACGCTTGCCGCGCGCTGGCAGAGAATTTCCTCTTTGCCGTCTCTGCGGTAGTTCCAACACTTACAACATCTGAAAATTTCTCTCCGTACAGATTGACTTTAGGCCCCTTGTAGGTTATACTACCCATAGAACCATAGCGTTGCAGAGTGATAGGCATTTGGAAGCCTATTGTTCTAAGTAACGGGATGGTTCTTTTTTCGTCTGCGTGCAGGACAAAACTGTTCTGCACGAATCTGTCTGGATGATTGTCTTTCGTGTACGCGCTTGCAACCTTCTGCATATCATCCAGCAGCAGCCCGTTTTCCGTCGGTCGAAGATCCATCACGCACATGACCGGTCTTCCGTCACTGGCTTTTACCGTCCCAAAGATAACAAGTCTGCTGTTCTCTCTTACGTTTGCGCTGTTTCTGCTTTTCAGAATCAGAACCGGATCGTCCAGAATCTCCGGGATCCGCTGGATCTCGCGGATCGTCATTTCCGAATGCTCCTTCAGAATGGTGCTGATCTTTTCGCCGTTCATATAAATATCGCTTTCGATTGCCCCCAGCCCTTGCAGCGTCGCGCCGGTCTCACCCAGCACAAAGGACGTACCCTCCGGCATCCCGGACTTGTACCATGCCGCCACTCTGCTTTTGAAATCCTGTGCAATCGACATCTTCGCCGGCGGCGCTCTCGCGCTGCCGGTTTTTTTCTGCCACTGGCCGACCTCCATCTTCACGTCCGCGCGCAGCTGGTTCGTGCCGTAGTCCGTGCGGTTCATGCCGGCGTAGGTGTCCGCGACGATCTCCTCGACATAGGCGTCCGTGTCGTCGCCGTAGATCCCGGCGTATGCGTCCACGTAGCTCTCAATCATCTCCTTTGTGATCTTGCCCTCGCCCAGCAGCCGGTTCCGGATCTTCGCAGCCATCTCCGGCCAGCGCTTGACAAGCAGGTGATATCCCTCGTGCTTCGCCAGCTCGAACGCAGAATACTCCTCGCTGTCCGCCCGGATGAGCACGGAGCCGTCCTCCGTCACGGCAGCGTCCGCATAAAACGTCTGCCCGTCGATCTCCTGCGCCAGCTGCCCGGTGAAGAACTGCGCATTCTGTACGCCCATCGACCGGAAGAACTTTTCCGCCGCCTGGATATCCTCGCTTCTGGCCTCTTGTCCCTTCGGCATGACGCGCACTTTTTGCGCGTTGTCCTTTCCAAAGCCGAGCGTCGAAAGTTCTACTTCATCCCAAGCTTTTGCGAGATCTCGCGCACCCTGCGCTCTCTTTCTTCCGGCGTCAGCTCTTTGCCGCTGCGCTGTGCTTTGGCGAACGCCTCCAGCTTGTCCTTCGGCACGCTGACCAGCCTGCCCGACTTGTCCTTCATCAGTAACCTCGATACTGCCATTGTTTACCCCTTTCTGCCCTGCGGCAAGGCCCGCTCGATAGGCTGCTGCCGCCACGTCCTGATTCATTCCTTCGGCGTAACGCATCGCCCGCTGCTCACTCGCGCCGAGTCTGCCCTGCTCATAGACCTGCCCGAAGCTCTGCGCATACTGCTCCGCCGGCATGCCCGTCGTGTTCCCGTTCAGGAAATACGCCGCCGTCTGCTCGTCGTAGCCCGCTCTCTGGGCCTGCGTCTGCAGATACTGTTCCTCCTGCTGCAGTGCGGCTTCATCGAGCGCCTGCTCCGCGTCCGCCGTCTGCCGCTGGGCATACTGTACCGGATCCAGCTCTCCCATGTTCTCCGTCCCCGGGATTGGCGCAAATAAGCTGTCCTGGTCGTACTGCCGCTGCGCCGCCTGCTGGGCCTGCTGAACGGCCTGTACAGACTGTTGTGCGCGGCTCTGTTCCTGCTCCTGCTGATATTGCTGTGCAAGCCTCTGGTTTTCCTGTGCCGTCTCCGCAGCGCTCTTGTAGATCTGGAATGTCTTCTCGTCTGCCTCGGCCTGCTCCTGCTCCTGCCGGGCCTGTTCCTGCAGCTGCTCGATCCTGGTCAGCGTCTCCGGCACGCGCGGCTCCTGCCCTTCGTCCACGGCCGCCTGCTGCTCCTTCGCCACCTCACGCAGCGTGTTCTCCACGGCCTTCTGCGTCACTTCGCCGCCATCGTCCACGGTCTGTTGCAGTTCCTCTGCCAGCTGGTGCGCCTTCGTGCCCTCTTCCTGCGCCATGCCATAGTCGATGACGTCTTGCACTTCGCCCGCCTCGATGACCGCTCTGGCCGTCTGCGTGACGTTTGCTTCCAAAATCACGCGGTTCACGCCCGCATATGTCCCGGACATGGCAAGGCCGGACAGGCCGCCCGCGAGGAACGAAAGGCTGTCTTCTTTTGCGAAGTCTCCGACCATCGCCGCCAGCGCCTGTGCCGGCGTCCTGCCCTCTGCGATATAATTTGCGTAAGCCGTCATGACCTCACCCCGGTCATGCTTCGCCACCACGTCATACGCACGGTTTAGCCAGTTGGACGCGATCTCTTCCGCGCCTTCCGACGCGAACGACCGCAGCGCCTTCTCCCAAACGGCCTTGCCGCTCAGCATGTTCTCAATGATATGGCCTACGGAATACTTCTCCGTGAATCCCTCGATCGCGCCCTCGACGATACCGTCGACCAGCGCGTCCGCGTTGGACTTGCCGTTCTTGATCCCCTCATAGACCGAATCCGCCGCGACCTGCGAGCCCATCACCCAGTTCATCGTCTCCGCGATCGCGTCTTTCGCGCCTGCCCCGGCCGCACCGCCGACCGTCCCGACGAGCCCCGTCGAGACCGCCATGTTGACCGCGCTGTCCAGCGCCGATGTGCCCGCCTGATAGAGGAACTGCCCCGTCGGGTTCATATTCTGCATCACGCTCTGCCGAATTCCGGAGGACAGGCGCGACGCGTTGTACGCTGGGCTGTAGATGTTCGTCGGCATATCCTCATTTTGATATCCGCCCGCCCACTTCGGCAATACGCCACGCAGCGACTCCACATTGCCCAGTGCCTTCCCCGGCGCCAGCGCCGCAGAGAACAGCGTCGCCGCAGCTTTCCCCGCGAAGGATCCGCTTCCCATCTCCCGCGCCGCCTGGTCGAGCTTCTGCGCGTTGTCGTAGTCGTCCAGCACCTTCTGCCATTCCGCCAGCCGCTTGAGCGTGTCGTCGCTGTAGCCTTTTTCGTTGAGCGCCGTCTTCGCGTCGTACTTCGCATACGCCCGCACCTGATATCCGTTCAGTTCCTGCCCGCGGTACTGCCGGAGCAGATTCTGGTCTTCCTTACTCAGGTTCCCGATCGCCTCCTGTGCCCGGGCCAGCACGCTCTGGTTGTCGACCGCCGTCTTCTGCGCCTGCAGGTTCTCGATCTCGTTCTGCAGCTGCGTCACGCTCTTCCCATTTTCCGAAAGCCCGGTCCCGGAGAAATGCGTGTCCGCCTGTTCGGTCTCCAGCGCCTCGATCTGCTTGTCCAGCTCCTGCGACGTCCGCCGCATCCCGCGCACCTGATCCCGCTGCGCGGTCTGCGCCGCTTTTGCACGCCGGTTCTGCGCATCCACGTCCTCCCGCACCTGCTTCGTGGCCGGCGCAAACCGGCCGGCCAGCAGTGCGCTCTGTCCCTGCAGCGCCAGTGTCCCAAGCTTCAGCCCCTGCGCCGCCTCCACGCCGCGCAGATAATTCTGGTACGTGCCGTACTGCGTCTGCATGCCAGGCGACCGGCTGTATTCCTGCTCCGAAACCTTCCCGGAAACAGCCACGCCATTTTTCTTTTTCTGCGTTGCGTTGACCGCATTTTTATATGCCTCAAACGCCGCGTTCTTCCCTGGCGTCTGATAATTTCTGCTTCTGTAGTTCGGGTCGAACGTCGTATCCTGCACGGCTCCCGGATTCTTGTACTGTTCATATTCGCGCAGCGCGTCAAGCCCGCTCCGCTTGAACGTTGTGGTCTTTCCCTGTGTCTGCGTCTTCCCGTAAGACGTCGCAGAGCTGGCAGCGTATCCGCTGCCAGCTTCGTATTCCTGCAGGGCATCCAGCCCTGTCCGCTTCTTCTTTGCCATGTCCGCCTCCTTATCGTTCCAGCGGGATCCCGAAGCCCGCACGGTTCAGGATCGTCACCAGCTCGTTGTACTGCTTCTTGCCCGCCGCGCTGGAAAGACTCAGCTGCCCGGCCATGCTGGCAAACAGCTCGTAAGCCTTCTGCTTCTGCCCGGCCTGGATCCACTCGGTCATGCCGCGCTTGAGCTGGTTGTAGGTCTGCGCCTGCGCACCGCCCGATCCGCCTTTGTTGTACGTGTTGTCGATGTACCCCTTTCCGGTTCTGCCGGAACTGCTGCTCCCACCGCCGCCTCCGCCGCCGGATTTCTTCGCCGCGGCCTGCTCCGCCGCCAACGCCTGCAGGTAGGCTGCGTTCTCGTTGTTTGCCTTCTGCGCCCAGTAGTCGAGCATCGTCGCCCACTGGCTCTGGTCCAGCGACCGCTCCGAGTTGTACGCGCTCCGCGCATCCGAAAGATCCGAATAATAATCGCTGACCGTATCCCGGTAGCGGCCGTAGTCCGTATCTTCCCGGCCCTTCACGAGGCTGTACTGGTTATAAAGGTCCGTCCCCTCATCCTGATACCGCTGATATGCCTGCTGCTGCAGTTGCGGCACAATGTCGTTGAGGTTCTGCAGATACGCATTGTACGCCTGCTGGCCCACCTGCTCACCGTAGGTTGAGCCATAGCCGCCCGTGAGTGCCGCAGCCTGCCCCATCGTGTCCTGCATGGCCAGCCGCCCGAGACGCTGATACTGCTCACGGTACTGCTGGTACAGAGGATCCGTCCCCATGTCATAGCTGAATTTCTTCCTGTTCCGGATCTGGTCATACAGGCTCGTCAGCTCATCGTCCCAGCGCGATTGATACGCGCCCGGCTTGCTGGCCTTGACCTGCTCCAGATACGCCTGCGCCGCCTGTACGCTGCCCGACGGCGTGTACCCGCTCTCCAGCCCGTTCAGCTTGCTTCTCGTGTAGTCCGACACGCCGGACATGGTGTAAGGGCTGTTCCTGGTCTGATAGCTGCCGCCGTAGTTCCTCGTCGTCTGGTTCTTGTTCACCAGCTGCGACTGGTAGCTGCCGTCCGCGTTCACGCCCGTGATGCGGTACGTGCCGCCGCCGGTCACGACCTCGTCGCCGGTCGAAAGCCCCGCCGGGGCCCTGCCTCCCGACTCTACTCGATATACGCTCATAGTCTCACCGCCTTAAAGCTTGAAATGTGTCGCGTACTGCTTCGGCATGTACGCCTGATTGTAGGCGTTGAAGTACCCCTGATAGTAGCTGTTGTACTTCGCCGCCTCGTTTGCATACTTCGTCGTCTCCCCGTTGGCGTCGCAGATCTTCATCCCCAGATACCAGCGGTAGATCTCATCATACGGCCACGGGATCAGAAGCTGTGTCTCTAAGTCCACGTCCTCCCCGTAGCCCGTAAACGGCTCCGGTTCCTTCTCGTGCTCGTGCGTACAGATGATATCCCGATACACAATCCCGTCCAGCTCCGACAGCCACCGGACCTTATCCGGCGTCTCGTACTGGTTCGACAGTAACCGGTCGACCGTCTCGATCGCTTCCCGAATTTTCATTTTTCCTCCTTACCAAAAGAAGGGGCATTTCTGCCCCTTCCTCTGCTTCCTGCCGTCATGGGCATTCACTTGTCTTCTTCCTTCGCCTGCCGGCGCGCCTCTTCAGCCGCCATCCGCGCGTTTGCGATCACCTCATATACCGGAAGCGGAACCTCTACGTTCTTTCCTTTCGGTACCTGAAACGTTCTTCCGTTCACGCACACGAACTGGCTCTGTTCCTCGCTTGCCATCCCGCGTTCGATAAATACAGTTCGTTTCTCATCCCACGCGCTTTTCTTTGCTGCTTCTGCCATAGCTGTTTTCTCCTTCCTTAGTTTGCCTCGTCTGTCTCGGAGTACGAGCTGCAGCTTTCCACGCGAACCATACGGTCTTCATAGACGATCTTCGTCGCCATCTCGGCCTTGTAGCCGACGGTCGAGAACTGATCCAGCGGGCCGCCGATCTCTCCCTTGTTCTTGACGATCATCTCAAGATTTCCGCCCTCTGGGTCGATCATCCGGAACGCTCCCTTGCCGAAGAAAAGCGTCGGATAAACGCTGTAGTGGACCGCCGGATTGCCGTCAGATGCGGCTGTTTTCACCGGGCAAGTGGAGTCATTGAACACCTTCGCGTTGTTCGATTCCACAAAGCGCACACCGTGCAGCTCGCCGATCTCGCCGTTGAATATTTCCGTCACCGCTGCATACTTGTGCGCCTCGACCCAGCCATCGGAGTTGCGCAGATCGAAAGAAACGGAGGGGTGAATGATAGCGACATACTTTCCGTTGATTGGCTTTGCGCCCAGCTTCTTGAGCGTCGTCACCGCCTTGTTGATCTCGAGCGGCGTCAGAAGTGCCGTCTTGTCAAGGCCGGAGCGACCAGTGACCGCCGTGTGTGTGCCAGAGCTCGACACCTTGTCACAGTACTGCACATTGTGGCCCGCCACAACGACATTTCGCACGCGCTTGTCGATGGACAGAGCCGCCGAAGCGCCGAGTTCTTCTGTTGCGCCGAGAATCATATTGTCAAGCGCATGCAGTTCCAGCTGATCAGAGATCGTTACGTACGTGCCGATCTGCTCGATGCTGGCGTTCATGCTGGACTGACCCATCTTCTGGCCCGTCGGGATAACACCTTCGGTCAACGTCTCCGCGTCCTTCAGCGTGTTCCACTTGCGCCATTCGACGGTCTTGCCGTGGTTGCGCGGCAGCGTCTGCTTTTCTGCGAACTGTGCGTGGTAAAGATCCGGGCGTACATTCTCGAGCAGCTGCGTGTCGTAGAACGTCTTCATGGTCGGTGTCAGCGTGTTGGCGCTGTCAAACGCCGTAGTCGTGCCGGTGCCTGCGTTTACGTAGTTGCCGGTCGCGTTGACGAGCGTACCGGCGTCAGCAAAAAACTGAAATCCGACTTTGGATTTAAACATAGCTTCTTATCTCCTTTCTCAGGGGATCACTCGTTCCCCTCTTGCCGCGCGGCGGCGCATGTCCTCCACCTCCGCGCGTGACCAGTGTGTTTTCATCGGGACGTTCTCTCCGCCCGCAGCGCCGGAGCCGATCTCCTGCGGCCTTGCGCCCTGCGCCTGGATGGTCCGCATGACGTTCTCCCGCGCCTGGTTCGCCACCAGCTGCGCCTGCGCCTGTGCGATCTCCTGCTGATGGATGACCTCATAGGCCGTCTTCGGCGGCACGCCCGCGCCCATGAGCCGCGCAAAATCCGGGTTCTGCATCTCGGTTTCAAAGTCCGCGCCGTACCGCGCCGTCACATCCCGGGCAAAGTCTGCCTGGATCCCGGCAAAGGCTTCTCGCATCTGGTACTCCTGCAGCTGCCGCCGCATGGCCGTATTCTCGGCCCTGCCGGCGTACTCCTTTTTGAGGGCGTCCGCCGACATGCCCTTTTCCATGGCCTCCGCGCTATAAAGCCGCTCGTCAGCGGAAAAGCGCTGTGCCAGTGCCGCGAAGTCCGTCTTCCGCGGGTCCGACGTGTCGATCCCGTAGAGCGCGCCCAGCTGGTCAATGATCGGCGCCATCGCCTCGGCCTGCCCCTTGTACTGGTTCAGCCCGCGCACGCGCTGCTTTACGACCTTCTGCACCGCAGAATCAAAGTCCTGCTTGTACCGGCCCCGGATCAGACTGTCGAACGTTTCTTCCTGTGTACCCTGTCCCTGAGCGTCGGGGACGTTGGCCGGCTGCTGCTGCACCTGCGCCTGTGCAACCTCCTCCTGCCCGCTCTGCTGACCGGCGGCGTCAGCTGCGTTCGTCTGAACGCTTACGCCCGTGAATTCGCCTTCCATGCTATAAATTCCTTTCTGGCGCTTATTCTAAAATCATCGTAGCACAAACTTTTCCTAACTTCACCCCACGCCAGCCAGAAATAATCTCGCCGGAACGGGCAGCCGCAAGCGTCGGTTCTTATCCCGGCTGCGTGCTTTCTTCCGACTTTTTGCGCGCATTCTCCACGATCTTCGGCTCCTGCGTCTCGCCGGTGTTGATCTCCGGCTTCTCCGCTGCCGCGGCGCTCGCCTGCGGGACTGCCTGTCCGCCCTCCTGCAGGATCTGCTGCGCCAGCCCCTCACCCATGACCGGATCGTACCGGTCTGCCAACGCCAGCGCCAGCTGCTGCCACTCGACCAGCCGCTGCTGCAGGTCCGCGTTCTCCTGGACCTTCTGGATGATTGAGTCTTTCCCGTCAAAGTCCATCATGTCCAGCGTTGCAAGCGTCTGGTCTACCATCTGCGGGTTGAAGAACCCCAGTTGGAAGAACTGCAGCGCCAGCTCGTTCTGCGCCATGGACGCGTACTCGCTTGCCTTCTGCGCCGAGACCTCAATGTCGAAGACCGGCTTCCGCAGCCCGTCCGGCTGTCCGTTCGCGCCGTAGAGCGTCTGTGGCTGCAGCCCCTGATTGCTGTACTGTACGAACTGCTCTGCCCCGCGCTGCCCGATGATCCGGAACTGCCGCGGCAGATCATAGAACTGCCGGATGCGCTCAATGACCATCCGGATCATCCGCGCGTAGGCCCGGTAAGCCGACTTTGTGGAGTCCTTGCTGCTCCGGCCGGACGCCTCCTGCAGCGCTGCAATGGCCGAGGCCGCCGTCACGCCGGAGCTCGTCGCGCCGTTATTGACGTCCGTGTTTCCCGTTGTCCACTTGAGCTCCTCGATCTTGTTCTGCAGAATGGCGATATAATTGCTGTTGAGCATGTTGACCTGGATCTGCTGTAGACTGTCCTGCCCCAGATTCCCATCCACATGCACGAACGGCTTCGTCCAGTCCGCGAACTCCTGCTCATTGACCGACCCGTCCGACCGCTTGAACCACCGGGGCGTCGTCGACATGATCGCGTTCTTCACGATCGCCTGGTTCATCCGGTCGATCTGCTCCTGCGTCGACTTGCCGATGTCGATATACCCATACCCGGCAATGCTCCCCTCCACCGGGAACAGCGCGTCGACCACAAACGGGTATTCCCCGTCGTCATACAAGCCCGTCTCCGCCATGGGCTTTCCGACCGGCTGCTGCACGATGCTGCCGTCCGGCATGGTCATCGTGTCATACCGCTGCTCTGTGTCGTTCTCCGTCGCCTGCAGGATGGTGTCGCCCACCAGCTTCGCAAAGTGCAGCACCTGCCGTCCGTTCTGATATTTCTTGTAATACCAGTCCACCACCATCGACTTGTTGTCAAAATTGATGACGTCGTCCGTGTTGTACTTCTGCTGGATCTGCGGATTGGAGTTGAGCTTTCCCTGCAGCTCCGGGTACTTCTCAACCAGCAGATCGTTGTCCACCATCTCCGTCAGGAAGATGTTCTTCGACTTCTGCAGATCCCGCACGCCCGGCTCCCAGAAGAAAGACAGAATATCCACCGGCTGCACCGAGATATCCCCAAGACCGTTCAGCTTCGAAGAATCCCACTTCACGTGCCAGATGAGCGTGCCCTGCTTGAGCTTCGTCCACTGGCTGTCCGAATAGACCTCTTCGAAGTCGTTCTGTTCCAGAATGACCGGCAGCACCGAGGAAAGCTTCGCCGCCTCCTCCCGGTCGTCCGGTTCCCGCGGGCGGATGGCCGGAGCCGGATAGGCCGCGATCGCGTCCGCGTGCTTGCCCATGATGACGTTGAAGAGCCACGCCGATGTCCACTTGTCGTCCTCCGGGTTCCCCTTCTGGATCCGCTGCCAGCTGCGCATGCGCCACCAGTCCTCCGACGCAATGACCCGCGCCTCCAGCGCACTCTTGCCCTGCCGGTATTTCTGCAGCGTGTCCATGGCCTTTCTGGCCTGCTCTTCGCCGATGGCCTTTCGCGCCGTCAGCCCGCTCGCCGTGTCATTCTGCATGGTCGTCTGCATCTGCTCTGTCTGCATTGTCCGCTTCCTCCTTCCGCAGGTCTTCCGCCGTGAGTCTCGCCACTTCGTTCTGGATCCCGTCCAGCACAAAGCCCACGATGACCGGCGGCAGCCCCGCCTCGTTGATGGCCTCGATCAGCCGCCCCCGCAGCTGCACCACTGCTTTTGTGATATTCATAGCTCCTCCTATCCGTTATAACTGCTGATTGCCCGGTTGAGCGCTTCTTTCAGCGCAGAATAGCTGTTTGCAAAGTACGTCGCTTCCAGTTTCGTCCCTGCCGATACCGTGCTGACGCTTCCCGCGCCTGTCAGATTCCCGATGGCGTTTGCCGCCTCGTTGTAGATGGCCGCCGTGATCGTCCGGACTTCGTTGATCTTCGCCGTCAGCCGGTTCCAGCTCGCCGCCGTCAGGTATGTCACGGCCTTCCCCGCCGCGATATACGACGCATCGTCGCTCGTCCACGCGAAGGCCGCTATCTGTGCCTTCGTCTCGCCGGATACGGTGTTGGACGTCTTCGAGTCCGTCCCGGCCTTGTTGACGATCCAGAAATAATACGTCGTGCCCGGGTCCAGCCCCGAGACCGTCACCGGCGAGCTGCCGATCGACTGCGAGCCGATGGCCGTATAGCTCGTCTTTCCCCAGTAGAGCGTCCAGCTTCCGTACCCGCCTCCGTTTTTGTTCCATGTGACCGTCGCCGTGTCCTTCGTCAGCGTGACCCCGTTGATAACCGGCGCGACTGCCGTGATCTTCGTCTTGTAGTACACGCGCACGGCCTGCCCGCTCGTAATGGGGATCGTCTCCGTCGCCGCGTGATTTGTCGCATACCCTTCCGACGCGAGCCTGAAATACTGGAATTCATACTCCTGCGAATACGTCTGGTACTGCGTGCCGGACATGGACAGGAAGAACGAATTGCCGATCGTGCCGGAGACGGACCCGTCTGCCAGCGTGTGCTGCCCGTCCAGGTAGTTGTAGATCGGGACCGTCGCGGTCTTGCTTTGGTAGTAGACCTTGACGGTCTGCCCTTCCTGGATGGGGATCGGGTAGCTCGCGTCGTGCTCCGTGTTGTAGTTCTGCGACGAGAGCCGGAAGTACAGGAAATGATACTGCTGCGAGTACGTCTGATACTGCGTGCCCGCGGCCGAGATGTAAAACGTATTTCCGATATCGCCTTTGAAGGACCCGCTCGCCAGCTGCGTCAGGTTATCCAGGAAGTTTAGAATGCTGACCGTCGCCTGTGAGGTCGACTGTGCCAGCGTCCGCACGCTGATGGAGTTTGTCTCGGCGACAAGCGCCCCCGTGTTGCTGTTGTAGATCCGCACGCGGCAGATATACAGCGTGTCCGGCGTCAGACCGGTAATGACCCGGTGGGCCGTCGTCGTGCCCGCAGTCGTGTCCGTCACCGTCGCCATGACCTGTCCCGCAAGGATATATTCATATTTCCGTTTGTACTTCGTCGTTGACGACATACCGGATACCGTCAGCGTGATACTTGTCGGCGTACCCGATGCGCCGGACAGCGTTGCCATTCAGCCAGCCCCCTTATCCGAACACCGGCGTAATGCCGCTTACGCCGCCGGAAGCGATAAACCGGATACTCCCGTCCGATTTTATCTGCATACTGGCTGTCCCAGCCGCGTTCTGCAGATACACATCGCCGCTTGTCGAGCGCACGCGCACCGCCGGGCCGGACAGGTCGACCGCATAGGCCGCCGAGCTGGAGGACGTAAACTGCAGACTGCCCTCCGCGCCGCCGATCGTGCCGTTCGAGAAGTTTGTGCCCGCGATCTCAAGTCCGTTGCTGATGATGTTGATCTCATCCATGATCTGCTTGAGCTTCGTCTGGATGCTCGTACCGTCGAGCTTCAGATCCGTTGCGTTGATCGTTCCGCCGATCTCAGCCCCCGTGCACGTCAGCTTGCCGTTCGCGTCCACCTTGAATTTGTCCTTGATGGAAAGCCCGCTCGTGCCGAAGTACATGCTCGCGCTGCCCCCAAATTCATTGGCCGTGCGGTAAATGCTGCTTTCTGAGATCGTCCACGGCCCGAACGTCGAGTCAGCTGCCGCCGTGATCTTCCCGGACAGCACCGCCCCCGCCGCCTCCAGCGTCCCGGATGGGAAATGCAGCTTCTTGTCGCTTAAATACGCGACCTCCTGCCCGTCCTGCCAGAAGCTCACCCGATCCGGCGTCACCGTCACCAGCTCGTTCTTCGTTTGGTCGATGACCCGTTCGCCGCCGTCCGTCACTGTCGTCTCGATGTTCCCCACGCCCACGCCGTAGACCGGCACGGCGTCCTTGTAGTAGAGCAGCCCCGTCTTGATGTACTGCTGCGAATTCACCGAGAACTGATTGTTGACGCCCGCCGTGTAGTCATACAGCTGTTTGATGCCGACCGAGTTTCCCTCGATCGTCAGCTGTGTCTTCTCGAGATACTTGCCGAAGTCCGAGATGGCCACATAGCTGCCGGACAGTTTCGTCGACCACGTCTCCGAATTTGCCGCGGCGAAGTCCGCCGTCTTGATGATGAGCGCTTTCAGCGCTCCATAGCCGGAAAGCGTCGTTTTCTTCTCTGCCTCGGAGAGGTTGTCCGCGTCGATGGCCTGCGAGATCTCCGTCAGCGTCGCCTTCGCCGACCAGTCGGCGAGGTTCAGCTGCTCAGTCACGCTGCACAGATACCGCCGCATGCTCTCCAGCTGCTCCTGCGTCGTCTTCCCCGCGATCGACGGGTATGCAAGTGTCAAAGATCCCATTACGCATCACTCCCCACTTCCAGCACCCGTGCCAGACTGAACAGCTTCATCTCGCCCTTCCCCGTCAGCCGGAACTTCAGATGGTCACACCGGGCCGGGCGAATGGGCAGCAGGAAGGTCCGCAGCCCCCGGCCCTCGATATGCCCGCAGTGCCGCCAGACTCCATCGGAATCGTACTGCACCCAGAAATCGACGCTCGACCCCTTCGGCAGCTGCATCCGCAGGTTGATCCGGGACACATACTTCTTCCCGACCAGCCCATACGTCATGATCCCCGTTTCCGCCATCCAGCCGACCGGGCCTTCCAGCGTCCCGACGCTGCCGTACACGGTTTTGAGCGTCCCGTCCTCAAGGAAGTACAGCTCATCGTCCACCCTGGCGAAGTCCTCTGCGTGGGTGCTGTCCTCCCTGTGCCAAAGACCCTTTCTCGTGTCGTAGACGAACAGCGACCAGTTATGGCCTTCATCCTCCATGCTGATGAAATACTTCCCTCTGGCGCCGCCGGCCACGGCATTGTAGTAGAGCTTCGTCCCGAAGCAGCTGCCGATTTCGCTCGGCAGACTCCCGTCGTACACGCAAACGCCCATCCGCGATTTGTAATACAGCCGGTCATCCACCACGACCAGGCTCTTGCTCGACCCATTCTGCACGCCCGCGCATTTCTGCACGACCACCTGATGCGCCCCCGTCGCCGACGGATACACCCGGTGGAAGCAGTCCTCCTTGAAGAAGATCGGGCTGTCCGCCAGCGTCGCCGCGCCGGTCCACTTCCCGTCCGTGCCGCAGCTCGCGCGCCACGAGTCCGTCGACACGCCCTGGTAGCACTCCCAGTTCTTAAAATCGCCCAGCTTGCAGCAGTAGATCTCATTGACGGTCTCGCCGTCCGCCACGCCGTACTTGCAGCCCCACAGCCGGTTCCCGCTCTCGGTGATGAAGTCCATGCTTGGGACCTTCCGCGCCGTCTTCACGGTCCCGCTCGTCACCTTCGTCGTCTCGTCGACGAGGCCCACGATCACGAGGTAGCTCTCACCCACGTCGTACAGGATCTGGCTGCCGTTGAGCTTCTCGACCTGCTCGTTTCCGCTGAGGCCCGAAAGCTGAATGCCGTCATACTGCTTGAAACCTCGACCGATGCCGTTCGCGGAAAGCTTCAGATACACCGTCGGCACGGATACCCACTGGCTCGTCGCCTCCGCCCACTGTTTGAGCGTGTGGAGCTTGCCGGACGTGTCGAGCCAGTACTGCCCGTTCGACGGACTCTCCGGCTGGCTGGCCTGCGTGTAGCTGACCGTCAGCGCCGTCCCGTCGACGAGGCAGAGGGAAATTTCAACATTCGTGCTCGACGCGTCGACCACATTCTCCTGCCCCATGTACCCGTTGTCCGAGTACTTCTCGGTGTTGAAGTAGATCCCGTCCGGAAAAATGCACAGGTACGCGCCCATGGAAATGAGCTGCTTTTCCCCCGCCGAGATCGACACGGACGGCATATACGCCTCCATCGAAGTGCCGTTGATATAAAGCACCTGGTTCTGCACCCAGCACAGCGCATCCTTCGCCAAAATCCCCTGCACGCCCTCGATCGCCTGCGCCGTCCCCCGCCTTGGCCGCGGCGCGAGCAGCGGATAATTATCCGCCGACAGATTCTCCATGTCGTAAAACTCCCCGTCCGCGAGTTCGAGGTTGTGGTTGTATCCGAGAAAGACCTCCGTCATCATGGTCTGCTTCTCAGTCTCCGTCAGTTGTGGTGCCAGCATGGCCTTACCTCCGTTTCATCATGTCCAGCGGATCAAAAAGGATCCGCTGCTCTTTCACAGCCCGGATCGGCTTGATCGGCCTCGACATGCAGAAATATCTCCATTCGTCCGCGACGTGGTCTTCCATCGTCGTATCCAGATCCTCTACCTTGTGCTCGTCGTAGATGAGCAGCGGGATCGTCCGGATGAACGCCCTGCAGGTGTTGAAGACATACATCCGCGGATATCCGTCCTCGTCAAACTGCAGCCGGTAGTGGCACTGCATCCACCCCGCGATCCGCTCGTTGTCGCCCTTCGTGAAATATACGCCGTACCGCGCTGCGGTATCTGCGATCGACTCGCCGCGTGACGCGTCCCAGATCGCCGGATCTGCCACGCCGAGGATGTTCTTCCCCTTCAGCCAAGGGTGCTGTGTCTCTGTTTTGTGGATCTCCGAGAACTGTTGATCCGGCGTCCACTTGACGCCCTCGTTCGGTGTCTGCGTGCAGCCGTACAGCTCCATGATCCGGTAGATCGTCCCGTCATAGTCAACTGCCCACCATGCGCAGGAGAACGGCTTCCCGTAGCCGAAGTCATAGCTCCGGCAGATCGTCCATCCGTCCGGAATCTCAAACGGCTCGATGACATGCGTCCAGCGCCGGTCCGTGTAATGCTTTGGGTCGTCCACGAACTCTTCAAAAAACTGCCCTTCGTATGCGTCCCACCGGCCCTCGAGCCATGCGGCGCGGCGCGCCGGCGGCAGCTTCTCCAGTTCCCGCAGGTACTTCGGCTGCGCCTTCATAAGCGCCTTGTTGTCCTGTACCTTCGCCTGAATGAAAAAGTAATCATCCGGGTCCTCATCGTCGTTGAAGTTCCGGTCGACAAACACCCGCTTGAAATACGCATGCCCCGGGCCGCCGGGGTTCAGCGTATAATACGTCCGCTTTGGAAATCCGTTCGTTCCTCGCACGCAAGCATTGATCGCATCGATCCACGATTTCTGCATCTGCCCGGCCTCGTCCAGGAATACCACGTCGTATTCTGCGCCCTGGTATTGTCCGACGTCGCTTTCCTTTGCGCAGTAGCCGAAGGAGATCTTCGAACCGTTCGGGAATGTGAATTCCTTGTCCGTCTTGTTGTACTTCGCAATCCCATGCAGCATCCCCTGCAGCGGCGCAATGTGGTTGTTCTGCAGTTCCTTGTATGTCCTTCTGACGATCAGCACCTTGATACCGGGATACTTGCTGGCAAGCAAAATCGCCTTCACGCGCACAGCCCAGCTCTTCCCACCGCCGCGGGCGCCGCCGTAGGCGATATGCCTGTGCTTGTCTTTCAGGAAAAGCACCTGCTTCGGCTGCGCAGTTCCAAGATCCAACGTCTTCATTCGCTGGACTCCTCCGCGTCATTTTCCAGCAGGATCCGCGTTCCGCCGGTCTCCTGCTTTTCGTCCCCGGCGTCTCTGCGATACCGGAACGCATACTCCAGCGCGAACTGCGCGCCCCGCTGAGAATCCCGGTCGAACAGTCTTTCGGCCGTATATTGTTCCACGCGCGTCTGCGCGCGCGAAATCGAGTCCATAAATTCTTTCCTGGCCTTGTAGTTATACAGACTCTGCTTGCTGGAAAAGCCCAGTGCCAGCGCAAGCCCCGGGATCGTCGGCGGCTTCCGCCCCACCCAGACCGGAGTCCCATCTTTCTGGTTGAAAACGATGTCTCCGTCCTTATCCCGCAGGATCTCTCCCTTGCAGTTCTCAAAATACGCCTCGATCAGCTCTTCGATCTGCTCCACGGATTCATACTTCGGTTTCCTCGCCATGGCTCACGCCTCCCTTCTGCTTTTCAGCATAGCGTATCCGGAAAATCTTTTCACCCCACGCACGCAGAATGAGCGCATACGGCGTTCCGCATGCGCTTCGGCTCTCATTCTGTTCTTTCGTAGTATCGGAGCTTCGCCGCCGCGATGCTGCACCGCACGTAGTCAAAGCTGGCGCAGTATCGCGTGATGTAGTCTGACGTCTCCCGCCTCTCAGGAAATGCGAGCACGCATTCTCCCTCGCAGCGGATCGTCTTTTTCCCGGCTGCCTGCCAGAATGGGCAGATATACTCCCTGTGCCAGTAGTCGCTCGTCCCTATCACCCTTTCGTCTTAAAACCTTACGCATATACAAGGTTTAATTTAAGCGGCTCCCGTTCCGCTTGTGCTCTGATCTTGGGTCGACTACATACTTATAATATTGATACCCGTACTTTGTCGTCCGGGCCTCGACGAGGATATAGCCGCGCGGGGCAACTGGTGGATGCTTTAGGCTGTACTCGCGCACGGCCTCGGTCGCAGGTTCCGGCTCCGGCCGGACGCAGCTGCGGCTGGCCTTGTACCGGTGCCCGCCGAATTCCTTTTTCCAGTGGCCGTGCAGGTAGTCGGCCAGCGCCTTATAATCCCGGCCGTGGTCGACTTTGTTTCCATTTTCGTCCATGTAATAGTTGTGTTCCCGTAAGTGCCGAACCTCGATCACGCTGCCGAGGCCCCAGATCCTGCCGATCTCATCCTCCGGAATGCCGTCCGAGATCATGTGCAGATGGAACCGGCTCGTCGACTTGCCCTGCCCGTAGACAATCACGATCTTGGCGTTTGGGTATTTATATAGTAGGCGGCGATAGAATCTGTTCCGAATCTGCCGCATTTCGGCAGCAGTATGTACCTCGTTCTCGGCGTCGAGCGTCAGCGTGGAATACAGGCTGGTCGGGCCGAAGTTGGCATTGACGAGCGCTTCCAGCTTCCCCTCGGAGATTTTCCGGTTGAATTCGTCCTGCTCTTCCCGCGTCTGGAACCGCGGCTTCTTCGGCCGGCTGGTCTTCGGATCTGTGCCGCCCGCCACCGTGTACACGATCTGCTCGCAGACCCTCCCGGAAAACTTCCGGCGCTTGTGTCTCTTTACCATAGCTCCTCCTGCCTCGGTTTATTTCCCGAGGCTCGCAATGATGCCCTTTTCACGTTCAGACAGCTCCCAGACGTGCGCGGCGGCTTTCTCGGCGGCGGCTTTCTCGGCGGCGGCTTTCTCGGCGGCGGCTTTCTCGGCGGCAGCTTTCTCGGCGGCAGCTTTCTCGGCGGCAGCTCGGTTTGACAGCAGCAGTCCGTCACCAAAGATTCTCTTTCCCGTCTCGCGCTGACTATCCAGTTTGGTAACGTACGTGCAGTCCTCGCGCTTAACCGCAAACTCTACACCGTAGTGCGCATATTTCTGCAGCATGGCTGCCGTCAGCACATGGTCCGGATATGTATATTTCGGCAACTCCCGTTTCGTCTGCGACTTTATCTGCCGCATCGCCCGCTCGACTGCCCTTCCGAGTGATGGGGCGCTCTGCGCGATGTTTCCTCCAAAACTTGTTACAAACGCCGTGTGAACGACTGCGCCATTTTCATACGTGATGTCTGCATCGCAAATGATGTGGTTCATCCTCAGCACAACTGATCGGCCGGAGAGCGCCGTGAGCGATGGCGCAAAAAGAAAGAACGCAATCCCTCTGTCTATGTAGAATTCGCAGATTTTTGAAAGAATCGAAAAAGGCGGGTTGTCCAGCACGACGCAGCCGTCCGGATAGTCAAAGCGCTCATAGTCCCCACCCGGATAGAATGGCCGCACGATGCAGGCCGGGTCAATCCCATATTCACTGCACGCCCAATCCCGGATCGCATCATAAACAAGCGGCGGCGTGTAGCAGTCGTCCGTTGTCTTTTTGGGTTTGAATTTCTCCGTGAACACATCGTATTCCGGGTTGTCGTCGAATAAGCATCCCTGTTCCCATTTCATGCTGTAGCCCTCCTTTGTTTTTTCTGCCCGCTCAAAGCGTGGCCGGAAATTCCGGCCACAGTTTCAACGGTCAGTTCGTGTATCCGCATTCCTTGCATGTGCATACGTCTGTCTCAGCGTCCCATTCGCAATCTGATGCCCCGCATTTTGGGCAGTGCCCCCACGCGCCTCGCGCTCCTTTGGGGTCTGGCCCCGGCCCATTCAGCTTTGCATACCACAGATCCCCCTTCTGGCCCGGGTCTTCCCAATGTGCGGTATGCTCACGATTGTCCCCGCGTTCCTCTCTTGCCTTCTCGATCCGCATTTCCAGACGAGCAAGCTTTTGCCTTCTGGCTATCTGCACTTCCACCGGGACGCCGAACAGCAGCATCATTTCTTCCAGCGCGATCTGGACGTCCGCGATCTCCTCGGCGATCTCGTCGTGGTTGTCGATCAGCCCATCCCCGAGGCCGCCCCGAGCGACAAATGTCACCCGCTGCGCCTTACACAGTTCCTTCGTCAGCTCCGCCATCTCTTCGATGGTGACCGCGATCTGCAGGTCCTCGCCGAACGTCTCGATCGCAGACCAATAGAGTTTCCCCGTGTCAGTCATTCCTGTGCCGCCTCCATTTCCTTGCGCTCCTGCATAAACCCGTGCAGGAACAGCTCCAGCAGAGCGGCGGCGCGGTTGGTCAGCTTGGTAAAGTCCTTTTTGCTGATCTTCAGCTTTCCGGTCGTGACGACCTCTGTGTCTGGCCTGCCGATGATCTGGATGGTCGGGTTCGGTTCCAGCGTCTTCGAGCCGTCATCCTCGATCTTGTAGAGCGGCGGCGTCGCCTGCTCCATCACGATCCGCGGCGGGTATTCCTCGCCGCGGAAACTGACGTCCCAGTGCAGATCGTCATAGTCCTTTACAAACTCATCCAGTTCGACCGAAAACATATCCATGATCCCTGCCATTTTGATACTCCCTTCAAATTGTGATGATCTCCCGCCTCGACTGGCGGGTGAATTTTCGTTCCGGGCAGAAGCGGCATTCGGTGCAGCTCCAGGCGCCGCGGTAGTTGTTGCGCGTCGGGCAGAGTGGGTTGTAGCAGATCCCGGAGCCTGCCCGCTGCGGGCCGCGGCCGAATTTTTTCTTCTTCGGTTCGGTTTTTGGCTTTTTGGCTGGATCCTTCTTGGTGACGAGCGTGGCCGCGCGTTCTTTCCGGAAGCAGCCGCAGCTTTTTGCATGCCCGTTCCGGAGGTATCTTCCGTCCTTGCTGCAGATGGTCCCGCATTTACACCGGCAGATCCAGTGTGCCGTGTCTCCTTTTTTGCTGGTATCCCGCCCGATGACATGCAAATATCCAAAGTCCATGCCCGTCAGATCGACTACGTGTGACATTTCCATTCTCCTTTCGTCAGGGGCCGGTCTCCCGGCCCCTATGCAGGGCGGACTTGCACCGCCTGCGCCTGCGCGTCCCCCTGTCGCCGCAGGCGAGCTGCCCTTGTCTGCTCAGACAGCTTCACATAAGGAGGTAACACGATGCCGCCGGGCGATCCCGACACCCGGCGTGGGGTAACGTTTACGGTTCCCATCCGCGCGCACGTTCCACACGCGCTTTTTATCCCCGGCCCGCGGGCTTGAGGTTTCGCGGGCCGGGTGCAGAGCCGGGGTGATCCTCCCGCAGCCGTCTCATGGCGGAGCGGCCGCGGCATAAGTCCGAAAAAATATGGTCCCCAGCTGATTGCCGCCATCAATCCTCAGGCTGGCTGATATCCTTGTGCCGCAGCCCGTCGGCGTTCTCGGTCAGCGGCAGCGCCTGCCGCCGCGCGTGCTCCTCCGGGGTTCAGCCGCACCGCGCGCAAAGATACGGCGCGAGCTTTGCATACGGACAGGCATTGCCCTGCTTCGGCAGCCCGCATGCCTCGCGCGGGCTGCTCTCGTTTTTTTCTTCCGGCATGTTTAAATCTCCTGTATGTCGATCCCATATTTTGACCGCATGAATTTGCGGTTCCGCAGATACTCCTTTGTCCGCGTCGGCTTGGACTTTACATCTTCGACGACGAGCTTGCCGCCAAATTTGTACGAAAAGTCCGCCGTGTACCGCACTGCGCGGATGCGCTCACCGGTTTCGGTGATGTAGCTCTCCTGCAAGGTGAACTGCGGCTGCAGGCGCAGATCGGAGATAATGCCAGCCCGGAGCATCACCATCAGCTCGTCATACCGCCGCGCCTCCTTCTGGCTGTCGAAGCGCAGCTCTCCGCGCTCGGCGGGCGTGCTGTGATACTTCGAGGCCTTCTTCGGCGCCGCGGCAGCCCCCGGCAGCTGCTGCCGTGCATAAAGCTCCCGCATCCGCGGCGGCATGTCCGCCATGCTCTCAAACCGCAGTCCGCTCATTCAGTTGCCCCCCAGCAGCAAAAATCGTCTGGTTCGACCGCCGGACTGTTGATAAATGACGTGCGGGAAAAGCACCGGCCGTTGATCCTGTAAATACAGTCCTTGCACCGCACCACCTCCGCAACGTCGGCGGCGGGCTGACGCAGCAGGAGCGTTTTCACACGCTGAGGCGTCCAGTACGGATTTTCCGCGTTGCAGGATTCAAAGTCTTCCAGTGCCTCGGTTCTGCTGATAAATTCTTCAGTCGCAACGTTTTCCATCGTCAAACTCCCTCCAAGTGTGATACAGTGCCCATGCCAGCGGGTCACGGATGAACGGCAGCTTTTTCGCTTCCGCATATTTTTTGTCTAGGATGCTCATGGCCTTCTTCCACGCGCGATCTCCAACGTGCAGTTCGGCGGGAAAGCAGACCTCCGCAACGTTGGCGGCGGGCATCCGCCTGATTTTATTTCTGATCTCGTCGATCATCCGGTTTTGCGCCGGGCTTCGGCACGCGCCGTATTGACTTGCCACTGCTTTCATCGCAGCGTCCCGCCGGATATATTCGTCAGCCATCCTTCTTGCCCTCCATTTCCCGCAAAGCCCGCTCGGCTTCGGCGCGCGTCAAAAATATGCTCTTCCCGATTGCATTTTTATCGAAAGCCGGGCCGCCTGCCGTCTCGTAGATGACCTCGCGCACCGTGTGCTCATACACCCTCACCCCGTCAGTCTCGTACACCTTGCACGGCAATATAATGACGCGCCCGTCCTTGTCGGCCTCGGCAAGCTCGCGGAGGCGGTCAAACCCGCCGCACAACTCGGCAATGTCCTCGTAGGCTTTCAGCCGTCCGTACAGATCGCGGGCCATCTTGCGGAAAATATCCTTGCCAAAGCCGTTGCTCGTTGGGCCGTTGATCAGCACGTTGAGCGTGCTGTCCCGGCTCTGCTTCCAGTCGATTTCCTTGCCGCCGATCGCGGCGTGCAGAAATCGGTCGGTGCCTGGGTCTACGTTGATATTAGGACTTGTCAGTCGTTCCATGTTTCAGCCCTCTTTCCGATGTATTCACAGTACGCACGTTCAAGCCTTGCGCCACGGCTTTCCTCCCAGTCCGGTAGGAATGCGCAGACGTCAGCAGCGTCGATCATGGCGAAGCAAATGCGCATATAATCTCGCGGTTCCATGCCCTCCGGAAGCCAAGCCGGGTTGAGCACGATATGCCCGTCCTGCGACGCCTTTGCTTGTGCCATCGCGAATTTCGGGAAGTATCCTGCGTCGCCGGTTATTTTACCGGCTATGTAAATCTTCACAGCAATTCCTCCACATACCGCCAGCTCTGGGGTGGGCGCGTGATTGGCTTGGGTTTTGCCTTGAGCGCTACCTCTACCTCATTTGGCACAGCGTAGAATTCCCGCAATTCGCGCGGGGTGTCGTAAATTTTAAGATCATCGATCTGCATGCCGTATCCGTGCTCCGTGCCCAGATACTTTTGTATGTCCTCGCGGGTGAGGCAGGCGTCTGTCGTCGCCCATTTGGGGATCATGCAAAGCGGGTAGACCGTGCCGATCTTATTGCAAGTAAATTCCGCAACGACTTTCCCGTTGGCGGCCTCATATCCAAACGCCTCCGCCTGTTCGCGCTCATAGGCCGATTCCGCCGTAATAGCCGGCGCCCCTGCGTTGGCTTTCACCATGAGCGTCCCCTTTCCGCCTGCGGTACAGTAGATATAGCACTTAAACGGCACACCGCACTTCGGCGCGGTCTTGCGGATTTCGACCGTTTTACTCCCGTTCAGGATCTTCCAAGCCCACTCAGGGCGGATGCTGATCAAAACAGCTTTACTCATGCCTTGCCTCCTTCCTCCCGCTCAAACCGAATTTTCATTTGTGCGGGGCAAATGTCTACCTCCGGGCGGCGCTTGCCTGTCCAGCGAAGCCCGCCGGCCTGTCCGACGCACTTCCATCCAGCCGCCTTGAGGCTTGTCCCCGACTCTGTATCGAGGATATATGTAATCAGTTTGTGATAGCCCATCGCACGGGCGGCTCTCCACGCAGCTGCATATAGCATGCTGCACGCATTCCGCGTGCCGTCCGTGCAGCAGCGGTTTACCTCAAGCGTCCATCCATCATCCAGATACCGTGCAACGGGTCTCCCGATGATCGCCACGCCTACGATTTGCTCTCCGTCTGTGCAGCCAATGGAAAATTTATGCCCCACCACCGGCTTGTGGTGCCGGTGGTGCTCCGCGACAAAGGCGTTTGCCTCTGCCAGCGATACCGGGCAAATATCAAGCATCTGCCTTGTCTCCTTCCTCCGGTGCGCCGCGCCATTCCCAGTTGTCTGAGCTGCTCCCGATTCCGGAGCATTCCATGCACGCGCAATCCGGTTTCTTTGCGCAATTATCGCAGTCTTCTTGGCCGGTCGGCTTAAACCCTTCCGGGCAATCCTCAAACCTCGCACAAAACATGCAGCCAGCTTTCCGAATCTCCTTTTTCAGCGCCGCGTTCTCGGCGGTCATGCGCTCGATCATGTCGGCGGCTTCGACGTCTCTTTTGCGGCAATCATCCCAGGTGGCCTCCGCGTCGATCGGGCACTTTTCGCATTCTCCGATTTCTGCGCAGCACCGCAGCGACTTCACGATCTCAGCAGGTGTCATGTTTCATCCTCCATTCCTTCAAATACCATCTGTCCCGGCAAAACGCCATCTTCCATCCACCAGTGCATCACGTCCTCGCCCGTCTGCCAGTCGCAGGGCAGCCCCCGCGTCTGCCGTTCTGCAAGCATCCTGTCAAACGCCCGGACATACGCCGCTTTGATCTTTGGGTAACGCACGAACTGCACCTTCCGGTGCTTGCCTGCCATCGGGCAGCCAATACAACCCACGCGTTCAAAACCGCAGGCGTAAAGCGGATTCATCGAGATCTTTTCTGCCGTGCAGTAATCCCAGATGTCAGCATCCTGCCAGTCAATGATCGGGTTGACTGTCCGGGTCCCCTTTAGCTGGCAGTTTTCCATCAGCATGCGGCTTTCGTCGTTGTCATTCATCAGCGTCAGCCGCTTTTCCTTATTCTTATGAAGCGCTTCCATAACGCCGCGGGATTTTCGCTTTTGCGACTCGGCCCAGCGAACGCCGGTCGCGATCCACCGCCCACGCCCGCTGGTCTCTTTGAGCGCCGCGCAGCAGTAGCGCTTCAGGCGTGTCGGCGGAATGAGCTTACGCGGGATCAGGTTCCACATCGTCACGTTCCCGCCGTCCGGCGTCCGGTGCGTATCGATGTCGCATTTTACGCCGGTCAGTTCCAACCGCCGGAAGGTATCCCGCACGTGCCAGACGGTCTCCGGCGCGTCCTCCGTTGTGAGACTATGTAGGACCTCGAACGGGATCCCGCTTGCCTCCGCCAGATGCAGCAGCACGTCCGAGTCCTTACCGCCGGAGTATGTGATCACCAGCGGCTGCTTGTACAGGCGCAGGCTCATATCCGAGGCCATCCGCAGCCGCTCAATCGCGGTTTGTTCTAAGTCCATTGCCGTCCTCCCTCCCCGGCGTAAGCTTCGCCAGCATGATCTGCCCCAGATCCGCAACGTAGACCAGCCGCCCACGGCTATACACCATCAGCTTGTCGCCCTGGATCTCCATCCGGTCGGCCTCGATGTTCGTGATATCCTGGCAGGCGTCACACACAAACCTCATATCAACGCCCCCGGCCGGGTGTCCGGCGTGTAGTGGAGCTTGGTCGCGCGGGCGTTCTGATGGTACTCCGGGCGTGTGAATTTATAGCCCCAGTGTTTGGCGGCGGTAAAAAGGGCCGCATAGCCGTCCTCGGCGCGGACGATCACTTTCTGATCGCCATATGTAACGGAAAAGTGGTTCTGCCCGGTGTATCCGGCCTGTGCGATCACGGCGGGGCGCCGCGGCGCCCGCTCGCCGGGGTAATCGATGCTATTTCGCAATGTGTTTGCGCCTCCTTATCTGGTTGTCGGCATGGACCATCTGCTTTCCCGCTGCAAGGTCGGGCTGCAGGCTGTCCCTGTCGCGGTGGTTGACATCGTAGATGTGGTTCCGGATGCTCTCGTAGAGCGTCCAGGTGCAGCACCCGGCGCGGCATGTGCCGCTTCGGTCCGGGCAGTTCCGGCCGCAGAGCGGCGGGATGGGCCGCATGCGCGGCGCAAAATAATTCACTCCGCTTCCTCCTGTACGTGCTGCAGCCATGCCGCGATCGTTTGCAGCGCCGACTCTCGCCGTAGAAGGTCTTCGACCGTATCCCGGTCGACGCGCGGCATGCTCTGCAGGATCTCCCGGTCATTGGCGCAGTCATCGGCAAAGGCGAGGACCGCGTCGATGATGTCGGCCAGCTGATCCGGCCGGAGCTCGACCGTGATCTTCGGCACGTCCATCACAGGATCCCGTAGGTCGTCAGGCCCAGCGCGATCGCGCCGGTCGCGACGCATGCGTCGGTCATTTCTGCGTACCCGGCGATCACAGCAAAAACGAACGCCGCGCCGCCCAGCCACAGGCAGCAGCACTTGGCCACGCGCCGCATGGCCTCCCGGTACCGCAGCTCCTCCAGCAGCCGCTCCTGCCGCTCCCTGGTCTCTTCCTCCGGCTCATACCCGAGCCGCTCTGCAAGATTGGTTCTCATTTCTTCCCCTCCGTTTCATCCGTTGCGGTCTGTACGGTCTCTGCCGCTTCGATCTTTTCCAGCATCCGCTCGATATTCCTGTGTTCCTTCTCAATTCTCTCGAGCTCTTTCCCGATGGCTTCCCGCCATGCTTCGCTGCCCGGCTCTCCCTCTTTGAGACGGAACGCATCCGCATCCATCCGGATCATGTTCCTTTCGAGCATCCACTTGAGATGCAGCCATTCTTCCGTTGTCAGAAGCAGCTTTTTCATGCCTTCGCCTCCTGCAGACGTTCTGCCGATTCTACCAGTGCCAGAAGTCGCTTGTATTTCTTCACCTTTTCCCGGTCGCACTTTGCGAGGTGCGCAGCCCGTTCGGTCATTTCCTCGTTCTCAAATTTGGCTGCGGCGAGCGCTTCGGCCTCATTGTGGGTCGCGATCACAAGCAGCTCCAGCGTGTGCTTCAGCTCAAACCAATCGTCTCCGCTGAGAATCAGTTTCCGCATTCCGCTTATCCTCCTTCGTCTCCTGCATCCGCCTGACGAGCCGCGCCAGACGGGCGTTTTGTGTAACGAGCTTCTGCGCGTCCAGGTCCAGCCCCTTGCGCTTCAGCCCGTTTATGATCTGCGCTGCCTGGCACTCACACACCATCGCCGCTTCGATCAGATCGTGCAGCTCCTGCGCATCCATCGTCAGGGTGTAGGTCTTTACCTTCGCCATGGCTCAGTATCCCCCTTCGTGTTCCAGCAGCCAGTTTTTCAACTGCATCTGCGCGATTGCAAAACACAGTTCCGCGTCGCAGTCCTGGACGTTGACGAGTTCTTCGTCGTCCCCGTCGTAGGCGGTTCCCCTCCGCCACACCCGGACGCCCCAGTCCGTCACCTTGCTATAGCTGACTTCAAGGTGCATGGGGTAGGTCAGCACCTTCTTCGCGAAAAACTTCAAAAAATCATCCACGGGGCTCCCTCCTATGTACGCGCCTTGCGGCGCGTTTAATTGCTGGCCGCGGGCAGACGCCCTTCGGCTGCAGCCCGCTCGAGGATCTGCGCCGCCTGGCACTCACACACCAGTGCTGCCTCGATCAGATCATGCAGCTCCTGCGCATCCAGCGTCAGGGTGTAGGTCTTTACCTTCGCCATGCGTCAGCCTCCTATCTCTGCACCATCCACCGTGCCAGCTCCGTGAGCGACACCGTGTACTTGTTCCCAATGTGCCGGGCCGGGAACCGCCGGTCGGCCAGCAGCGTCCGCCGGTCGATCCCCAGCGCCGCCTGGCATTCCGTGATCCCGATAGCCGCGCGCCCCGGGAACATATCGGTCAGCAGCTCCAGCTGCGGCCGGTACCCTTCCAGCTCTCTCGGCATCCCCTCACGCCTCCTTCTTCTCGCTCATCAGCTTTGCCGCCGTAGCCACGCCCTGCATATAGGCGATCATGACCTCGATCTGCTGCGGGTTCATGTGCTTCATCTCATGCAGCACACCCTCGACCTGCTTCTTCTGTTCCTCTGACATTGTTCTCACCTCGCTCGGTTCATTTCTTGGTTATACGTTAGCATACCTCAGAACCGTTGTCAAGCATAATTTCATTCCTTGGTTATATTTTTTCTTGACATTTCATTTCCGTTGTGTTACCTTGTGGCTAGAAGGTGGTGAAAAGCTTGAATACAATCAACGATCGAATCGCTTATTTAATCAAAGACCTTGGTATCACAAAAACGAAATTTGCCGAAACCATCAACTTGAGCCAGCCGTTCGTGTCCGCCGTTTGTTCCGGTTCAAAAATGCCCAGTGACCGCACAATCTCGGATATCTGCCGGGAGTTCAACGTCTCCCTCGCATGGTTGGAGGACGGCGAAGGGGAAATGTATGTCCAGCGCAGCGAAAATGAACGCATGGCGATGCTCTTTACCGACGTTCTGGCCGAAGCCGACGAATCCACACGCAAACGCGGCATTGCAGCCGCCCTCGAAATGCCCCCGGAGTTCTGGGACAACATCCTCGAATACGCAAAAAAAATCACCGGAAGCAAATAACCTGCTTCCGGTGTTCTTTTTATTCGTCAAAATATACAGAAAATCTCAGGTGCGCTTGACTGCTCCCTGCATTTTCTGTATTCTGGTAGAGGGTGGTATTTATGCGGACGTATGCCGAAACAATGTCTATAATCTGCGTCGTGCTTCTTGTTCTTCTCATCCTTTGCACATCCTGCTCTCCGCGGCAGTACACAAGCGATGACTTGGAAGCAGCACGAACTGAGGCTTACCAAGATGGATATCGTAACGGATACGACGACGCAACGCTCGGACTCAGTTACTAATATCTCGGTTCCCCATTATTCCGGTATCCGCTTTTCCGCTTCAAGCAGTCTCCCACACGCCCCCGTTCTTCCAGACCCTCACATTGACGAAAAGGCATATTGCAAAGAGATTGCAGCCGTTCAAAGCAGCCTTTCTTTCCCTCTTTCCAAAGGCAAATACAACCCATACTCTGGTAAGCCCATTCAGACACTTCAGGACTACGAATTCTACTGTCAATGTGTTGCGCTTCGCCGTATTTATGACAAGAAGATAGCTTCTGTATCTGCCGTCGTCCAGTCTACGCAGGACGTTCTTTCTGCCGCAGATGCTGTCGTTATGGATTCCCGCAGGAGCGCAGCAATAGCCCGCCAGGAGGCCGCAATCGCAAAGCGTGAAGCCGCTTTATACAAGCATGACGCAGCAGTAGCTAAATCCGAATACGCTGAGTTGAAGACGCGCTTTGATGCTCGGAAAAAAGCTACCCGTCTGGGGTTCGTTGTACTTGTCGCTTTGTTGGTCGGATTTTTTCTGTTTCACGCTATTTCTCGCCCCGAAAAAAGCGCTCCGCATTCCGCTCCTTCTTCTGCATCCGATTCTTCCTCGCGTGAATCTTCTGGTGTTGGCTCTAATCGTCCATCCGGTTATGTATCCAGTGAATATATCGGGAATAAAAAGAGCCATAAATTTCATCGTTCATTGTGCTCCTATCTTCCTGATGATGATAACCGTAGAATTTTCAAATCCAGAGATGCTGCCATTGACGCCGGATATGAGCCATGCGAGCATTGTAACCCATAACGTCCCGCCGGAACGATTTCCCGTTCCGGCGCTTATTTTATGATGTTCCGCAGGAATCGCAGGATGATTTTCAGCTGATCCAGTGTGGCCCGCTCTAAAATGTTTTCAATCTGTTCCATCGTCTTTTCCATTCCCGTCTCCATTTCTCCACAAAATTCCCGTTCATTTTTTGTTAATCTTTGCCTCTTGTTCGCGCCTCCCGAAAGTTGTAAGATATAGGTAGGCGTTGCCCGCGCCGCTGGCCGAACAACGGCGCGGGCTTTTGCTTGCGCAGGCGACCGGG